CAGCGGTGAAGTGCTGTCGATTCGTCGTAACTACAAAGCGAACGACCCGCTGCGCAAAAAGCGCCAGTATTTCGTTCACTACAAGTTTATGCCGGGCCTCGGCTTCTATGGCTTCGGTCTTGTCCACCTTCTCGGCAATTTGTCACGTTCGTCAACTTCGCTTCTGCGCCAGTTGATCGATGCTGGCACGTTGTCGAACTTGCCTGCTGGTTTCAAAGCCAAGGGCTTGCGCATTCAAGATCAAGAATCGCCGTTACAACCCGGTGAGTGGCGCGACGTCGATGCGCCCGGTGGTTCGCTGCGCGAAAACTTAATGCCGCTTCCGTATAAAGAGCCGAGCGCAACGCTGATGCAGCTGCTTGGTTTCTGTGTTGAAGCCGCGCAAAAGTTTGTCGGCACGACCGACATGGGCATGGGCGACAGCAACCAAGAAATGCCTGTCGGCACAACGATTGCGCTTCTTGAACGCGGTGCGCGTGTCATGTCTGCAGTTCACAAGCGCTTGCATCATGCGCAGGGCTTGGAGTTAAAGCTGCTCGCGCAAGTTTTTGCTGACTCGCTGCCGCCGGAATATCCTTACGAAGTTCCGGGCGCGGAGCGCACGATTAAAGCTGCGGACTTTGATGATCGCATCGACATCATTCCGGTGTCCGATCCGAACATCTTCTCCATGACCCAGCGCATTTCGCTGGCACAAGAGCAGCTCCGTCTCGCACAAGCTGCGCCGCAGATGCACAATTTGTATGAAGCCTATCGTCGTATGTACACCGCACTTGGTGTGCAGCAGATTGATCAGGTTTTGCCGGCGCCTCCCGCCCCGCAACCACAAACACCGGCGCAGGAAAATGCGCGGTCGCTTGTTGTCCCTAACGGTGGCGCACCGCTGCAAGCTTTCCCAGAGCAAGACCACCAAGCGCACATCATGTCGCACGTTTCGTTCTACATGATGCCGCTTGTGCAAGTGTCCCCGCAAGTACAGGGCGTGTTGCTGTCGCATATCTACGAGCACATCTCTCTCGCAGCGCAGCAGATCGTGAAGCAGCAAACACAACAGCCGGTGCAGGGCTTTGATCAGTTTGGTCAGCCCATGATGATGCCGCCTACACCTGTTGATGAGAACACCTACAACAACATGGTCGCGCAGGCCGAGGTCCAGTTGCAGCAGCAAGTCATGCAAATGATGCAGCCTCCGCAACCTCAAGGCCCAGATCCGATGATCCAGCTGCAGGAACAGAATCTGCAGATCAAGGCTCAGCAGATCGCGCAGAAGGCTCAAGCCGATCAGGCCCGCATTCAGCTTGATCAGCAAAAGCTGGCGATGAAAGACGCGTTGGATCGCGAACGGATGCAGTCCAACGAGGACATCGCGCAGCTTCGTGCTAACGTATCTCTGCAAAGAGCTGGGGTTGCGTAATGGCCAAGGGCGGCATTGGGGACCTTTATGTAAAGGTCGGCAAAGAGCTGCATAGCAAGAAGACACTGGACAACGTCCCGGTGCGGTGGCGCTCAGCCCCCGATCACCCTGAGACCCAGCTGGCCTATATCACCGACGAAGAAGCCGCTCTCCTTAAACAGCTAGACATCCACAACAGCGGCGTCCGCTACAACCATCACATCGGTCCTCTCGGCATCCCGTCTTACAACGGGGCGGGCTCTGGCGATTCCGCCGGGGATAATTCTGGTGGGGGCGGGGGCTTTGGTGGCGAAGGCGGCTCTCCCGCTGGCGATACCGGCGGCTCCATGGGCGGCGGTGATGTCGGCGGAACTGGCGGCTCCCCTGCCGGTGACGGCGGCGGAACTATGGGCGGCGGCAACAACGACAGCGCTGGCGGCTCCCCTGCCGGTGACGGTGGCGGAGTCATGGGCGGTGGCGACGCCAACAATGCTGGGGGTTCCCCTGCCGGTGACGGCGGCGGTGTCATGGGCGGAGGCGGGGTCACCGGAGGTGCTGCGCCTGGCGCAGGTGCCGTAGGCCCCTCAACCAGCGGCCCCGATCAAACAAATTCTCTGCAAGACGCTCTTGGCCAAACGGCGGCGGGGGCCTTCTCGGCCACTCAACTGGGCGTCACTGGCGTTCCCGCGGGCATGGCCCCTGACGTATCCACGGCCCTTTCCACCATGGGCCTTGGTGATGTGACCATGGGCGCCCTCGGCATTGGCGGCATCATGGGCACGGGCACCGATATCGGTGGGGTTTCTGGCCTCGGTGGCGGTGCCGGTAACATGACCACGGGCGGTGCTTTCAGCAACACCATCGGCGATGCTTTGGGAAACATCGCTGGCCCGGTAGGCTTTGGCACCACAATGCAAGGCTTTACCACGGATCAGGCCACAAGCACCCCTTTCGGCGGCGCACCAACAACGTCCCCGGCCTACTCGTCACCCTCTCTCGGCATGGGTTTTGGAGTCGGACCAACAGGCTTTAGCATGGGGGCTCCCTATGCGGGGGCTTCTCTCGATACTGGAATGCTGGCCACGGGCGGGATACCGGGATCTCGCCCAGACACCCTTTCTCAGCAGCAGTCTATTTTTGCGGACCAACAAGCTGCGGTCACAGCGGCTCGTTCCGTCGGGAGCCCCTACGTTGGAGCCCCCGGCGTTGCCGTTTCGCAGCCCAGCCAAACGGTGTCGCAGGCTCTTTCGACACCGGCCACCGCGGTATCCTTCTCCGCGTCAACCCCCGCTGCTACGGTAGCCGCTCAGACGGCGGCACAGACAGCGTCACAACCTACAGCGCAGCAAGCGACGGGCGTCTCCCCGACCGTTTCAGCCCCGTCCCAGACAACGTCCCCGACGCAGGCCACAACCTCGCCCACAACAGGCCCTTCCCGTTCAGCCAGCTCCATTAGCCAAGAGACATTTGCCGACCCACTTACAGGTGCTACTGTCTCGGTCACGACTAACGACGATGGCACGGTTAACATCAGCAGCCCGGACCAGCAGCCTGGCTGGGGTCAATCCATGGTCGGTACTGCGGTTAATCTGGGCCTTGGCCTCACCGGCTTACCGGGCCTTATCGGGCAGGGCCTGTCTTATGGCCTGACAGGTCAGAGCGCTGGCACCAACGTAGCCAACGCGGTTTTTGGACAGGGTTTTTCCCCAGTAGGTGGTTTGCTCGGCGGCGGTCCGACAGCAGGGTATGACAGCGGTCCTTCAAACCCGAACGCTTCGCAGGGTGAAGGCGGTGGCGGTGGCATAGCGAGCTTGCCGGCGGGTCAGCAGTCCGGCTACAATCTTGCCCCCACAATCGATGCCACGTCGGGCGCGGGGTCCAGCTCAGCTCAAACAGCCCGCCCCGTGGTCATACTGCCCGATTTGTGGAACCAAGGTTTCCAGACATGGGGTGATCAAGTAATCTATGGGGCACCGGCCCCCACCCCGATACGCTACATCACCGGATCCGTCTAAAAGGAGACTATCCATGCAGCCCAAGACCCCCAAAGTCGAAACATCTCAAACCATCGAAGGCCAAGGCTCGGTGCCGCTGGCTCAAGTGCAGGACGTCAAGGTCGAAGCCGCCCCCAAGGGCCGGCAGAAATTCCTTGGTCAGGGTGCCATGGTCCGTAACAAGGGCTTCGTGGTCCGGTGAAAACGTCTCCCGCAGGAATCGCACTTATCCAAGAGTTCGAAGGCCGCAGGCTGGAGGCTTATAAATGCCCTGCGGGAATTTGGACGATTGGCTATGGCCACACGTCAGCGGCGGGTGAGCCGACCGTTGTCCAAGGCATGGTCATCACCAAGCAGGAAGCGGTCGATATTCTGAAGCGCGACCTCATTAAGTATGAGTCCGCTGTGGATCGTCTCGTCACCGTCCCCCTGTCGCAGAACCAGTTCGACGCCCTCGTCTCGTTCACATTCAACGTTGGCGAAGGAGCGTTGTCCAAGTCCACTTTGCTCAAAAAATTAAATCGCGGGGACTATTCTGCCGTTCCCGGTGAATTAATGAAGTGGACCAAGGGCGGGGGTAAGGAGCTACCCGGTCTCGTTCGCCGTCGCCGTGCAGAAGCGGCCATGTGGCGCGGGGTTGATGACACAACAGCTCCCGATATTGACGAGGCTCGCACGGAACCGGACGTGCCTAAGCCCGTTAAGAAGATCACCCAGTCCAAGGAAGCCAATGCCGCGATTGCGGTGGGTGGTCTTTCTGGCGCTACGGTGGTGTCTGATGTCACGAACCGTCTCAAGGAAGCGGGTGACAACGCCAAGTCTTTTGTTGATGCGATCATGGACCCGAACGTCTTGGTCCTGATCATCGTGGTCTTGGCGGCGATATTGATTTGGAACTGGCGTCGGCAGAGGCTTGAAGAGACCGGGGAATGATCCCTTTCCTTTTCACACCGATTGGGAAATACCTAGCACTGGCTGCTATAGCACTGGTTCTAGGCACCGGGGTTTATTGGAAGATCAGATCCGACGCTATTGCTGAAGAGCAGGCGCGTCGGCAGCAAATCGAGCTAGAAAGGATGCGAGATGCGATACGTGCTGGTGATGCCGTTAATGTTGATCCTGAGCGGTTGCGCGACACAGACCGCTTCAGTCGAGACTAGTTGCTCAGTCTTTGGCTACATTACGTGGAGTAAGAAGGACACTGACCAGACTATTCAGCAGGTCAAAGTCCACAATGCTCGCCGTGAAGCTTTCTGCCAAGACTGAGGATTTATTTTATGGACGATCTTTACATTGTCGAAAAACTGTACAAGATTATCCGCGAGCGGCGCAGTGTCGTTGTGGAAGCTTTAACAGAAGGCAGCGTCCACGACTTTGCCGCTTATCGTCACCTTCGTGGCAAGCACGAGGCGTGGAACGAGATGGAATCTGAGCTCCGCCTTCTGCTGAAACAGAGTGAAAGAGACGATGAGTGAACTCATCCTACCGGAGCACGTAGCCCGGAAAATGAAGGCCAAGTCCGCCCCTAAAGATAAAGCGGCAGAAGAAACATCTCCTCTCGAAACAGCTTACGTGAAGCAAGAGGAGCTCTACCTAGATCCCACAAAAATGGACATGTCGGCGATTGAGCGGCTCCCCAAGCCGACCGGTTGGCGCATGCTTGTTTTGCCTTTCCGCGGGGTGGGTAAGACCCAAGGCAACGTCTACCTCCCGGACGAGTATGTCGAGCGTCAAACCTTGGCTACCGTTGTGGGCTATGTGTTGCACATGGGCGCAGACTGCTACACCGACAAGGACAAGTTCCCTGGCGGTCCGTGGTGCAAGAAGGGTGATTGGGTTTTATTCGGCCGCTATGCCGGAGCCCGCTTTAAGATCGAAGGCGGAGAAGTCCGCATTCTTAACGACGATGAGATCATCGCAACCATCGCGGACCCCAAAGACGTTCTGAACGTCTGATCCGCGCTATAGGGACTTACCTATGAACGAAACTGAAGTTCTCAAAAAAGACGATGAAGAAGACTTCGAAGTAATCGAAGAGGCTGAAGAGTCCGCCCCGGAACCAGAGAAAGCCGCCGACAAGGCGGAAGAACCGGAAGCCAAGGCCGAGCCTGAGAAGGAAGAGCCGAAGCGGTCGGATGACGATCTGTCCGGCATCAGCGAGTCGGTCAAGAAGCGTATCGACAAGCTGACCTTCAAGATGCGGGAAGCGGAACGCCGTGAGCAGGCCGCTATTGAGTATGCCCGTAGCCTGCAAGAAGAGAATAAAACCTTTAAGCAGAAGGCCGACCAGTTCAACCAAGGCTTCGTCACTGAGTACGAAAACCGGGTCAAGACTCAGCAGCAGCTGATCATGGACCGCTATCGTGCGGCAGTGGAAAGCGGTGATGTTGACTCTCAGGTCAAGGCGCAGAACGAGCTGGCCAAGCTGGCCGTCGAGGAAGAGCGCGTCCGTGTTGCCAAGCAGCAGCGTGAGTATGAGGTGCAACGGGCGATCACCCCGCAGCCTCAGCCCCAACCTGCCCAGCAGCAGGCTCCGCGCCCCGATCCGAAGGCCGAAGCGTGGGCCGAGCGCAATGAATGGTTTGGCGCAGACGATGCCATGACCGCTACGGCGTTCGTTATCCACCGGAAGCTTGTTGAGGAAGAAGGCTACGACCCGACAAGCGATGAGTACTACGACGCTCTTGACCGCCGTATTCGGGGCGAGTTTCCTCATAAGTTCAAGCGCGAAGAACCCCGGCAAGCCCCGCCTCCGGTGGCGTCTGCCCGGCCTTCCGCTCGCTCGGAAAACAACCCGCGTCAGGTCAAACTGACTCGTTCGCAAATTGAGATTGCCCGCAAGCTAGGAGTTAGTGTAAAAGACTATGCGCGGCAGCTTCAGAAACTCGCTCGTTGAAGAAGGACACCGCCATGGAACGTACACCGCGCTCTGAACAGAGCCGTGCCAAGTCTTCCCGCCCCAAAGCGTGGAAGCCCCCGTCCTCACTGGACGCACCTCCGGCACCGGAGGGCTTTGCCCATCGTTGGATCCGTATGGAAGCCAATGGGCAAGATGACCGGAAGAACTTATCCGCACGTCTCCGCGAAGGTTTTGAACTAGTTCGCGCCGAGGAGTATCCGGATTGGGAACTCCCCACCATCCAAGACGGCAAGCATGCCGGTATCATTGGAGTTGGTGGGCTTGTGTTGGCCCGGATTCCTCTTGAAATCGCACAACAACGCAACGCGTATTATCGTCGCCAAACCAACGAGCAGCTTGCTGCAGTGGACAACGACTTGATGCGTGAGAGCAACCCCACAATGCCGATTCAGAAGCCTGAACGGCAAAGCAGAGTCACCTTCGGTGGAAATCGTTCCTCCGATTAAAGTCACAAGGATCTGAGCAATGGCAAATATCGATGCCGCTTTCGGGCTTCGCCCGTATAAGATGCTCGGCGAAGGCGCTAACACCAACGGTGTGAGCACCTATAAGATCCAGTTGACGGGGACTGCGGGCACTTCTAGCGTCATCTATGAAGGCTCGCCGGTCATCCCGACAGCTGATGGTCTTATTGACATCGTCGGCAATGCAAACGGTGGTACTGTCCCTCTCTTGGGCGTGTTCCTCGGCTGCAACTATATCGACCTCCTCGGCAACCCCACCTTCAATAACAAGTGGCCCGGTACGGCTGCTGTTATGGCTGGCACGGAAGCCACGGCACTTGTCGCCGCGCACCCCGATCAGCTCTTCTTGATCAACTGCGATGCGGCTGCTGCCGACGCACTCGTCCACGAAAACGCTAACCTCGCCACCGCCACAAGCGGCAATGCTAACTCCGGCATTTCTACTGCCGAGCTTGCTGTTTCAACGGCTGACGAAGGTTCGGGCTCAGACGTCCTCAACCTCCGCATCATTGGCTTCGAAGATTCTCCGGGCAATGATGACGCGACGGCTGCTGGTCGTTTGGCTATCGTGATGCTCAACAACCACTTCTACCGTTATTCGACTAACGGTACGAACCAGGGCATCTGAGGAGTTTGACAGATGGCTATTACACGTTCCCAACTCCTCAAAGAACTGGAACCAGGCCTTAATGCCTTGTTCGGTCTTGAGTATGACCGCTACGACAACGAACACGCTGAGATCTTCGATACGGAGAGCTCGGACCGTGCGTTCGAAGAAGAAGTCATGCTCTCAGGCTTTGGTCAGGCTCCGGTCAAGGGTGAAGGCGCTGCCGTCTCCTACGACTCAGCTGGCGAAGCTTGGACAGCCCGCTACACCCATGAGACGATTGCTCTTGCTTTCGCCATCACGGAAGAAGCTGTCGAAGACAACCTCTACGACCGTCTCTCGGCTCGTTACACCCGCGCTCTTGCTCGCTCAATGGCGAACACGAAGCAGGTGAAGGCTGCTGCGATCCTCAACAATGCCTTCAACTCGTCCTACAAGGGCGGTGACGGCGTTGAGCTCTGCGGCACCCACGCGACTGTAGGCGGCGGCAACGTCGTTAACGAACCCGCCACCCCAGCGGACTTGAACGAAACATCGCTTGAGCAAGCGCTCATCGACATTTCGGCTTTCGTTGACGAGCGCGGTCTGAAGATTGCCCTCCGCGGCATGAAGCTGATCGTTCCCCCTGCGCTCCAGTTCACCGCGGAGCGTATCCTCGTGTCTGATCTCCGCGTTGGCACAGCCGACAACGACATCAACGCGATGAAGAACATGGGCATGCTGCCGCAAGGCTACGTGGTCAACCACTTCCTGACCGACCCGGACGCTTGGTTCATCAAGACCGACGCCCCGAACGGCTTGAAGCACTTCGTCCGTTCGCCGATCAAGACGGCAATGGAAGGCGACTTCGAAACGGGTAACGTGCGCTACAAGGCGCGTGAGCGTTACTCCTTCGGCTGGTCGGATTTCCGTTCCATCTACGGCTCGGAAGGCGCTGCCTAATCCGAATGGAATACGGGGGCCCGCTTCGGCGGGCCCTTTCTTTTGCTTGCTAGATATGGCAATGTCTTTCTAGTTCCGGGTTACCCGGCCCTGTAGACCGTCCCGGCGGACGCTGCACAGACTACTGGGCCACATCGTGCAGGAGTTTAGCCCATGGCTAGAACAACTTTCTCGGGTCCAGTTAAGTCGGACAACGGCTTTGAGGGCAATATCACTGGCAACATCACAGGCAATGTGACCGGTAACATCACGTTCCCCGTGGCCACGGTTGCTGCTGCCGGTTCCGCCCAAGGCGATGCCGCTGCGATTACCGCTGGTTTCACTTACGTCACAGGCGCCGACGATGCCAAGGGCGTTCGCCTCCCGGCCGCTGCGGCGGGTACGGTTGTGATCATCAAGGTAGGCCCCGGCGCCGATCTAAAAGTTTATCCGGCCTCTGGCGATAAGATCAACGATGGTTCGGCCAACGCCGCGATCACCGTTGTCGATGACGTGTGCTTCATGATCATCGCCAAAGACGCCACGGATTGGTACACGCTGCCGCTCCTGCCGTCGTAATCCTCCGTTAAAACAGGAGGCCAAAGATGGCTGACGCAGTAACAACCCAAAAACTGGTGGACAGCGCTCAACGCGCTGTCTTCAAGTTCACAAATATATCTGACGGCACCGGCGAAGCCGCTGTCGTTAAGATTGACGTGTCCGCTCTTGCACCCTTTCAAGGCGAGCCCTGCACTGGCGTGTCGATCCAAAAGCTCGACGTGGTCACGGTAGGCATGGGCCTTGATATGTTGTGGGATGCCACGACGGACGCGCTTGCCTTGTCGTTCGGCTCTGACGATTTCGTCACGTTGGATTTCTCCCGCTTCGGTGGGATTACCAACAATGCCGGCGCGGGCAAAACAGGGGACCTTGTCTTCACGACCGTGGGCGCCGCAAGCGGTGACCGCTACACGGTGGTGATCGAAGTCCTCAAATCCTACGGGTGATGAGCAATGGCCGCGCCTTCCTCTGTAACTAAGACCGGCCGAAATGAACCGTGGGAGCTACAGGTCTCCCGCGGTCAAATCTCTTGGCACAAGCCTCTTTTTAAATACGGGGCTAACCCGGATATTAACGGATCCTTAGAAACGATCTGGTCGCAGGGCGGGATTTATGCCTACCCTGCAGCGGCCTCTGTTATGAAAGTCTCCAGTTCTTCCACCGACGATGCTTCGTCTGGGACAGGCGCTCGAACCGTAGCTATCTACGGGCTGGATGCCAACTACAACGAAATTGATGAAATTGTTTCCCTTGACGGGCAGACTCAAGTCAACACCGTGAAATCGTACCTCCGAGTCTTCCGGGCATTTGTTGTTACTGCCGGAAGCGGTGGGACTGCGGCGGGCACAATTTACATCGGAACGGGTACGGCCACCTTAGGGGTTCCGGCGACTACCTACGCCGCTATTCCACTAGGTGACAATCAAACCATGATGGCCATGTGGACCGTTCCAGCTGGCTACACAGCCTATATGCTCGGTGGGAAGTTTTCCGCCAGTTCTAACAACGACACACATACGGCGCTGGGAAAGTTTTTGTTCCGCCCTTATGGCGGCGTGTTCAGGAATGCCGCGGACGTCACCCTGAATAACGGCTTCGCTAATTTTAACTTCATTCTTCCCTTGGCGATTCCTGAAAAATCGGACATTGAGACGCGGGCTATTGCTTTAAGCGGAAGCAATTTCTACGTCACCGCCTCTTTTGAAGTTCTATACATCAAGAACGATGCGAGTACGCCCTGATGGCCAAAGCTTCTGACGTCAAGCGCACAGGCAAAGGGATCACCTACCGGGGTGTGACCTACGCCGGCTTTAACAAGCCGCGAGCCAGCACGAACCCGAAAAAGAAAAAGATGGTCCTTGCTAAGAAGGGCGACGAGGTGAAGGTCATTCACTTCGGCGATGCCAGCATGGGCCATAACTATTCTGCGGAAGCGCGTAAGAATTATCTTGCTCGCAGCGCAGGTATCAAAGGCAAGGATGATAAGTTCTCTGCTAATTACTGGGCCCGGAAAGTCCTTTGGGCTGGACCGGGTGGTTCTAAGAAGGCCCCTCCTGGCGGGAGCAGATTCAAATGAGTGCAAGCTTCGAATTTCTTTGGAACGCAATCCTTACACTCGTTGTCGCTCCAGCGGCATGGTTCCTGTTGCATTTGAACGGGAAGCAGGAGAAGCTTACGACCGGTCTGTCGGACACCCGTGAAGAGATGGCCAAGACCTACGTCACGAAGACAGATCTTCATAACGACCTCAATCGGATCATGCAGCGTTTTGACCGGTTAGAAGAAAAGATTGATCGCATTACAGGAGCCCGGTGATGAAGAAGATTGGTATGAAGCGTCGCATCGGCCGCGCTCCTAGCGCCAAGAGCATGATGCCCAGCGCGATGAAAATGGAAGCGCCCCGCAAGATGCTTGCGGAAGGCATGAAGTCTCCGAAGATCGAAGGTCCGATGGCCCCGGCCATTCCGGGCTTTAAGAAGGGCGGCAAGGTTAAGAAGTCCGATATCGTTGGCGCGGGTAAAACCCCAGCTGCCGCTCGTTCGGATTACGAAAAGAAGATGAAGAAGGCTGGCATGAAGCCTCTTCCTCCTGCCAAGAAGCCAAAGATGGGCCTCGGCATCATGATCATTCTTGGTAAGAAGAAAGGTAAATAAGATGCCCGGTAAGATGAAGCCCAGCCAAAAGTTTTCGATTGTCCCCGAGGGAATGACCGAGCGCTTTCGTGAAATGCGCCGTGGCGAGGATGCCCCCAAGATGGCCCCCTCTGCTCCGCAGGGCGGTCCCAGCATGTCTGATCGTGATGTACTCAAGCGTATGATTGAGGACGAGAAGATGGACATGATGGAAGACCGCGAGGAATACGCCAAGGGCGGCATGGTCCGCAAGAAGTCTTCTGGTCGTGGTATGATTAAAGTACGCGGTTACGGCAAGGCCCGCTCAAAGCCCTGCAAGATCTGCTGATAGGAGGCAGTTATGGCTGGTTGTGGTTCAAAGAAAATGGCTAAAGGCGGCATGGTCTCTCCGCGTAAGGCGATGGCCATGGGCAAGAAGCCGCAGAAGTTTGCGGCGGGCGGCATGGTTGCTGGCAAGCGCGTAGTAAACCCTGTAAAAATGCCTCGTGGCGCGGGCCCCAATGATAATCCCAACCTCGGCTCGATGGGCCCCCGTGGCGCTGCCGCAGGCACCGTTCAAGCGGCCCCAATGGTCCGTCCAGGCACCCGCCCCATGGGCGCTGCCCCGGCAATCTCTGGCCCGAAGCGCCCCGGCTTTAAAAAGGGCGGCATGGTCAAGAAGGGCAAGAAGTGAAAAAGCCCTCCAGGCCTAAGAGCAAGGTGAACGCTGCCGGAAACTATACAAAGCCCGGCATGCGCAAATCCCTGTTCGAAAAGATCAAAGCCTCCAATGTGCAAGGCACCGCGGCGGGGCAGTGGTCGGCTAGGAAAGCGCAGCTCTTGGCCAAGCAGTACAAGGCCAAGGGCGGAGGATATAAGGACTGATGAAAAAGCCTCAGAAGTCCCTCAAAGCTTGGTCAGCGCAGAAGTGGCGGACAAAATCCGGCAAACCTTCTAGCCTGACCGGCGAGAGGTATCTTCCGGAAGCCGCTATTAAGTCCTTATCTTCGCAGGAGTATGCGGCCACAACCAAGGCCAAGCGCGAAGGCAAGGCTTCTGGTAAACAGTTTGTGAAGCAGCCAAAGGCCGTCGCCGCGAAGGTGCGTCCTTTTCGCAAAAAAGGTCTTTGATATGGCCAAGATGACGAAAGCGCAGAAGAAAATCGGTAAGGTCATGCGGGAGTATAAAGAGGGTTCTCTCCACTCCGGCAAGAAGGGTCCTGTCGTGAAGTCGCGGAAGCAGGCGATTGCCATTGCGCTTTCGGAAGCTGGCAAGGCTCGTCCTCGTAAATATGCTGACGGTGGCATGGTCGATGTTGCGGCTCCCCCTGTCGGCATGACAAGCCTGTCCGGTCAGCCGCAAGCTCCGCAGGTCGGTCCTTACATGCAGCCCTCCGATTACGGTGTTCAGCAGGCTCCGATGCAGGCGCCCATGCAGCAACCTTCGCAGGTTCTCACCACCCGTAACCGCACCACGGGTTCAATCGGCACAGTTGGTGGTCCTGTTCAGACCTTTGCCAAAGGCGGCATGGTCAAAAAACCGCGTGGTTGTGGTAAGGCTATCAAGGGCCTTACTAAAGGACGGATGTACTGATGACCGTTTCGGGCACGAAGACGTTTGAGCTGGACGTAGCAGAATATATCGAAGAGGCCTTCGAACGCTGCGGCATTGAGATTCGCACTGGTTACGACCAGCGCACGGCTCGTCGTAGCTTGAACCTTCTTCTTGCCGAATGGGCTAACCGCGGTCTCAATCAGTGGACGATTGAGAGGACCAGCATCGAACTGTCGGCGGGCGTCACCACGTATCCGCTCGGCACCTCGACAATCGACATTCTCTCCGCCGCGATCCGCAGCGATCAAGGCATTGGAACACAATCCCAGAGCGACCTGACTATCGACCGCATCAGCCGGGACTACTACCTCAGCATCCCAAACAAGTTGACCCGCGCTCGTCCGGTGCAGTTTGTTGTTGAGCGGTATATCGCCCCGCAGGTGACGGTGTGGCCGGCGCCTGATCAAACCTATTACCTGGTCATCGACAAGCTTGTCCGTCTCGATGACGCAGGCGCAGGCGTGAACACACTGCAGATTCCGTTCCGCTTCTATCCCTGCCTTGCCGCCGGGTTGGCCTACTACATCGCCATGAAGAAGGCCCCGGACCGTGTTCAGCTTCTCAAGGCTGTCTACGACGAAGAGTTTGAGCGGGCCGCACAGGAAGACCGCGACAGAGCAGCGCTTCAACTGACGCCTGTCCGGGACTTCTACCGGGTGGTGTAAGATGTCGCGATACGCGAGCGGCTCATACTCACAAGCTATATGCGACCGATGCGGTATGCAGTACGACTACCACCAACTCCGCAAGGAGTGGACGGGGTTCAAGACATGCCCCGAGTGCTGGGAAGCCAAGCACCCGCAGCTTGACCCTATTTACCCGCCAACGGAACCGCAGGCGATCTTTGAACCACGTCCTGACCGCAAAGAACCCATGGACGTTCCCGTTGGGGTTTCCATCTTCCCGCCGTTGCAAAACGACCTTATTCAAGGCATTACTCAGGTGGGTATAGTTAGGGTGACAACCTGATGGCTTGGACATACGCGACACTGGTTCAGGCCATTAAGGACTGGACCGAGAACAACGAAACGACCTTCAACAGCCAGATCGATTTCTTCATCCGCAACGCTGAAGAACGCATCCTCTACGCTGTTGACCTCGACGTTTTCCGTAAGAACCAGTCCGGCACTTGCACGAGCGGCAACCAGTATTTGGCGGCACCGTCTGACTTCTTGGCTCCCTTCGCCGTGGCTATCACGGCCAGCGGCAGCAAGCAGTTCTTGTTGAACAAAGACGTTGAGTATTTGCAGGAGTACAACCCCACAGGCGCTACCGGGGTTCCGAAATACTACGCCCTTTTTGACATCAACAACTTCATTTTGGCCCCGACCCCGAACGCAAACTTCCCGGTCGAGATCCACTATTACTACCGGCCCGAGTCCATCGTGACCGCGGGCACGACGTGGATTGGGGACAACGCTGAGCAAGCTTTGCTTTATGGCTGCTTGTTCGAAGCCTACACTTTCATGAAGGGCGAGCAGGATATTCTTAACCTGTATAACCAGCGCTTTGCTGAAGCCCTGACACGCCTCAAGAATCTGGGCGAAGGTCGCGAGAACAGCGATGCTTATCGTGACGGCCTGATCCGTGTGAGACCAACCTAATGTCTTGGACGAATCCAAACGTCGCCTCTGTGATGACCGTCGATGTGGCCACTACATCTAATGGTGGCCATCCCCCTGAGTTTTGGGCTAAACTTGCCACAGACCGCATCGTTCAGGTTTCGGAAGATGCGCACCCGGCAATCCGGGAGCAGGCCCTGGCTTTTCGTGATAAGGTGGAACGGGTGGTTCTGCTTTATATGCAGCGGGCCATTCAATCCGACCGGACAACCGTCCATCATCTTGTAACTGAAGCGGGTCAGCCAAAGCTCGCAGAACTGCTTAGGAGGCCGTAAGATGGCGTTCAGTGGCAACTACATGACAACGTCCTTCAAGCAGCAGTTGCTTGAAGCCGTTCACGATTTTCGCACATCGGGCGACACATTCTACATGGCGCTCTACACCAACTCCGCCACGCTCGACGCTTCGACAACGGCGTATACCGCCACGGGAGAAACAACCAACACCGCTGGTTCGGCGTATGTGGCGGGTGGTCAGGCTCTGACGAACGTCAACCCGACAACCGGCGGCACAACGGCGTTCACAGATTTCGCCGACGAAGTGTGGCCGACTGCATCGTTCACAGCTCGCGGCGCGTTGATCTATAACTCGACCCCGACCCACACCTACACGAACCCCTCGGTTGTCGTGTTGGACTTCGGCTCGGATAAGACAGCGTCAGCGGGTGATTTCACCATCATCTTCCCGACAGCGGATGCCTCTAACGCGATCATCCGGATTGCCTGATAGGGCGCCGTGACCGATGCAACCGTAGCCTTTGAAGGTTGGTCGCGCTCTGCTGGATGGGGTGAACTCCCGTTCGGCGAGGGCGCGGTTACCATTGGGCTGGCTACGGGTCAGGTCGGTTCTGTCACCGTTGTAGGCATCGCCAATGTTTCCGTAACGGGGGTTTCCGCTACGGGGCAAGTGGGATCCGTTGCTGTTGAAGCGGATGCCAATGCTCCCGTCACAGGGGTCTTTGCTACAGGGCAAGTCGGTACTGTCACAGTCACGGGCGTTGCCAATGTCAGCGTCACGGGCCTTGAGGCCACAGGTTCCGCAGGCTCTGTCACTGTAGAAGCCGACGCCAATGTCGGTGTTACAGGGCTGTCGGCCACCGGAGCTTCTGGCTCTGTCACCGTAGAAGCCGACGCCAATGTCGATGTCACAGGCGTCGAAGCCACCGGCGAAGTCGGCACGGTCACCGCCAAATCGGTCAACAAGATCTTCGTCACAGGTGTCGAGGGAACTGGCGAAGTCGGCACTGTCGCGGTTGTCGGCAATGCCAATGTCTACCCCTCCGGCCTTGAAGCAACCGGCGAAGTTGGCGACGTCTTCGTTAAGCGTGACGCCAATATCTACCCGTCCGGTCTTGAGGCCACAGGCTCACCGGGCTCGGTGGTCGTTGAATATAGCGCCCGCGTTTACCCCGGCGCGTTGCAGGCCTACACTTCGGTCGGCAATGTAACCATAAATCTTACAGCAAATGTCTATCCTGCCGGTGTTTCTGCACAAGGGATAGTGTCTTCTGTATTGGTTTGGGGTAATATCATCCCGAACCAAGACCCAGATTGGAACGGCATCACGCCCACTCAATCTGCCGGGTATTCCCCGCTTTCGCCGGACGTTGGCGATAACTGGACACCCATTGTCCCGTCACAGCCTCCCGGCTATACTCCAACAACCCCGTCTCAGTCACCGCACTGGACACAGATTGCTGCATAGAGGTCCTTAAATGGCGAGCACCTATTCTGATCGGCTCCGGATTGAACTCATCGGGACCGGCGACCAATCGGGCACTTGGGGCATTACGACCAACACCAACCTCGGCACGATTCTCGAAGAGGCCATTGCGGGTCTTGCTTCGATCACGATGTCGGATGCGAACTACACACTGAGCGTTGTAGACGGGGGTTCTGACGAAGCCCGCCAGATGATGATCTGGTTGAGCGGCACGTTGTCCGCTACGCGTGACGTAATCTGCCCGGCGGAAGAGAAGCTATACTTCGTCAAGAACGGCACGAGCGGTGGTCAAAGCATCGTCTTCAAAACCTCTGCTGGCACAGGCATTACAATTCCTAATGGTCAGACGGCTGTCGTGATTTGCGACGGCACGAACGTCGTTGATGGTATCACCTACATCCCTTCGCTCGGCTCTGCTTGGATTAAAAACACCGGCGCCGGTAACACTTCTTTCAACGGGTCTCAGAACGGTCTGGCTCTTACAGCCACCGGCATGGACACGACCAACAAGTATACGCCGTCCGTTAAGTTTGGTTCTACGGACACCGCTTTCAGCACAACCAATCCCAAGTTTGGCGCAGCGATTGTTGGTGAAGCCACCGAAGCGTATGCCGCCGACACGGATGGCGGCATGGCTCTTACCTTTTGGACCTCTCCAGATGACCCCGGTACAGGCAGCGGCCTCGTTCAAAACATGCGCCTCACGCAATGGGGTACCCTTGGCATAGGCTTTTGGTCTGAGAATGTCGGCGTCTACAACAACGCTCCGACAGGCGGTAGCACAAGCCAGTATGGTTTTTATGCGAATCCGCTGTTCACATACGACGGGTCACCGCTCGGATTAGTTGGTTACCAGACCGCGCTCACCACGCCTTCTAACGGCGGTTCCCCCTATACGGTTAATAGCATCGTCCACTTCGGCGCCGCGCAGGGGGTTCTCAGCGGCGACAGCACCGTAACCAACCAGTACGGGTTCTTCCTCAGCTCCGCTCTTTCCGGGGGAACATTCAATACGGGCTACTATTCGGGCCTCGCTTCGTCCGGCTCTTCTATAGCGGCAACCAGTGTCGTTCGCGCCACAAACATAACAACCGTTACGACGGCCTCGGCGCACGGCATTGTAGCCAATGATCGCATTATCATTAGCGGTGTGGTCCCGGCGTCCTTCAACGGTGTTTACACGGTTGCCAGCGCCGGAAGCACAACTCTGACCTACACCCAAACAGGTCTCCCGGATGTCTCCGCAACGACCACCGGCTATTTGACCAAGGCCAACGACATTGCCGTCTTCGCAGACGGCACAGCCCCCTCCCTGTTCGACGGCCCCGTATATATCCAGACAAACACCGGCATGGATGCCTTGCGCATTCAGCAATCGGGCGTCGGTCCGTCGATTGTTGTTGCTGACCAAGCTAACGACCTGACTCCGTTTATTGTTACGGCGTCCGGCCTCGTTGGCATGGGCACACCGTCCCCGCTTGACCAGCTCGAAGTTGTCGGGATCGTAAAAGCCTCGACCAGTCTCTACGTTGGCGATACCGCGAACACCAATTACTCCGGCGGCATCCTCAACCTAAGCAACACCACTAAATCAATCACGCTGACGGCAGACCCGACAAACACGGGGGCCTCTTCGGTGATTAACTTCGCCGTTGACGCCACCGTTGTCGGGCAATTTAACACCGCGGGCTTTGGCATCGGCGGGGGTGCCTCCGCCAACATTGGTTTCTACAATCGGTTCCCGATTACGGGGGGCACCACTGCCTACGCCAACTATACCGCAGTGGATATTAAATCGGACGTCACAGGCTCTGCTATTGGCTACCGCACTTTCCTAAGCGTTGACCCAGGGTTCACCTTAACTAACCTCCAGCATTACCGCGCCACTCAAGGAACCATCGGTGCTGGGTCCGCTATTACAAACCAATACGGTTTCTTCTCGGACACAACCCTCGTCGGGGCCACAACAAACATCCAGTTCTATGCCGGCAACTCTGCTGCGATAACCTCAGGCAAAACAAACTACGCGTTTTACTCTGATAATGCCATTGCAACGGGTGGCGGAACGACGTGGAATTTCTACGCCAACGGCACGGCTCCGAATTATTTCGCTGGCAACGTAGGGATTGGGACAACCATCCCCCTTTACAAGTTAGATATATACAACGCATCCAACGTGGCATCACGCCTATACGGTGATGATGATGTTACGTCCGTAATCAGCCGCGCTTCGACAGATGGTTCTGGCGCGGCGCAGGTGTTCTACAAGTATCGAGGAACACACACCTCTCCAACGGGTGTCTCTTCTGGGGACATCACAGGCCGCGTAATTTTCTACGGCTACGATGGCTCGACTCTGCGGGTGGGTGCGGAAATTCGATCTTCTGTAGATGGAACACCCGGCTCCGGTGACATGCCGGGCCGCTTGGATTTCTACACCACCCCGGACGGCACAGCGACGCAACAGCCGCGCCTTTCTATTAAAAATGACGGTTACGTCGGGATCGGGGCAACAAGCCCAGCTTACAAGCTGGATGTGCGAAATACCGGCTCGGACGTAGTTGCATCCCTCACTAATACGGGCACCGCGGCGTCGGACGATTGTTTTTTACTGCTGACAACATCTGGCACTGGCGGCACTTCCCAGATCTCCGGCTTCTTCTTTGGGGACGGAGATAGCAGTTCAGTTGGCCAACTTCGCTATAACCACGGTGATGACTCTATGACGTTCTACACGTCTAGCGCGTTGCGTGGTCGGTGGTCAGGGAGCGGTGATTTTATCGTCGGTGACACCACTCTGTCACCCGGCGACCTCATCACAACGACGAGCCAGACGGGCATTGGTCTCGATCAAGACAGCTATCTCACTGTCACCCGAGCCTCCCAAACCCCAGTCTACATTAACCGTATAACCAACGACGGACTTCTTATTGATTTCCGTCAGGCCGGTGTGTCAGAGGGCAGTGTTTCCGTTTCCGGAACGACCGTCTCGTACAACGGCGGTCACTTGGCTCGTTGGTCCCAGCTTCCAAACGGCCAGCGCGACCCGAATTTGTTAAAGGGGACTGTCCTAACAAACCTCAACGAAATGTGCGAGTGGACAAACCCAGACGGCCAGCCCGCGGAAAACGAGCAGCTTAACCGCATGAAGATTTCCGATGTGGAGGGCGACCCGAACGTAGCCGGGGTATTCGTCAACTGGGACGATGATGACCAAGACAACCCCTACGACATGAACATCGCTATGACGGGCGACATGGTCATCCGTATCGCGCAAGGCGTAACTGTTCAGCGCGGTGACCTGCTTATGTCTGCCGGGGACGGTACAGCAAAGCCCCAAGGCGATGACATCGTGCGGTCGAAGACAATCGCCAAGGTCACTTCGACACATGTCTCATGCACTTATGAGGACGGCTCGTACTGCGTCCCTTGTGTTTTGATGGCTTGCTAACCAGTTGACTAACGCCGGTCGGGATACGACATTGTCAATGCCGACCGGCAAATCAACCCTAAATCACGAGAGAATGTGATGGAAACCCAAACCCTTGAACTCAAGTTGTCTGTTCTGCACGTTAATGCAATTCTTCAGACATTGAGCCAAGCACCGTACGCTGTTGCGGCCCCAATTATTGAAGTAATCCGCCAGCAAGCGGCGTCTCAACTTGCTGCCACTACACAGGTCTATCAAGAACCAGTAAAAGAAGAAGCTGCAGGCGAGTAATCGGAGGACGCGGTGCCCCTAACGAAACTTCAATTCCGACCTGGGGTTGTCCGCGATCAAACAGCCTATACCAATGAAGGTGGCTGGAGGTCCTCGAACCTTGTCCGCTTTCGTCTAGGCTTTCCAGAAACCATTGGCGGGTGGCAACCTTATTCCCAGAACACTTTCTTGGGAAGTTGCCGCTCGCTGCATAACTGGGTTGCCCTCGACTCCAGCAATTACATGGGCCTTGGGACGCACCTCAAGTTCTATGTTGAGTGGGGTGAGCAGTACTATGACGTCACGCCTATCCGCAGCACGGTAACCCTATCTAATCCGTTTGTTGCGACGAATGGGTCGAGCGTCATCACGGTTACTGATGCGGCCCACGGCTGCACAGTCAATGACTTCGTGACTTTCTCTGGGGCTACAAGCCTCGGGGGCAATGTGACCGCGGCGATTCTTAACGCCGAGCATCAGGTCACCCAAGTCATCGATGACAACCGCTACACAATCACAGTCTCTGTGACCGCCAACGCCTCGGACACAGGCAATGGCGGCACGTCTGTTGTCACGGCGTACCAAGTCAACACCGGACTCGACACGCAAGTGGCGGGCACAGGCTGGGGCGCGGGCATGTGGCCTGACCCCGACGAATACACACTAACAAGCCCATTCACGACAGTGTCTGGCAGCGGCACAGTAACAGTGACGCACAACTCGCACGGCTTGTTGAACGGTGAGTATGTCGCATTTGCTGGGTCAACTGCAGTCGGTGGTCTCACCGCTGGCATGCTCAACCGCACGTTTCAAATTACGTATGTTGATCCCAACAGCTACACGATTGCTATGGGCGGCAGCATCACGGCCACGTCTTCGACAACGGGTGGCGGAACGGTAACGGCATATTATCAGACCGGAACACGGGGCTGGGGCTCGGCTGCGACGCTGGCTATCGGCAACACACTCCGCCTTTGGTCGCAAGACAATTACGGGGAAGATCTTCTCTACAACATCCGCGGTGGCGGCATTTATTATTGGGACAAGACAGCGGGACTTACAGCTCGCGGCGTTGCGCTCAACAGCCTGTCGAGCGACCCAACTTGCCCGACAGTAGCTAACCAAGTCATGGTCTCTGACCGAGACCGGCACACGATTGTGTTTGGCGCCGACTATGGCGACGGTCTTGCCGACCCGATGAACATCCGGTTCAGCAGTCAAGAAGACCCCTACACTTGGACGCCCACAGCAACAAACACGGCAGGCGATCTGCGCCTCGGTTCAGGTAGCCGCATCGTTAAGGCTGTCGAAACGAAGCGTTCGATTCTTATCTTTACGGACACAACACTTTATTCGATGCAGTTCCTTGGCCCGCCCTACACTTTCGGTGTCGAGCAGATCTCGTCAGGCGTCACTATCATGGGCTACAACTCCGCTGTCGCAGTGGATGACACTGTGTTCTGGATGGGGATTGACTGCTTCTATGTTTACAGTGGTCAAACACAGCAGCTTGTTTGCCCGGTGAAAGAGTTCATCTTCCACAACCTCAACTACGCGCAGTCTGATAAAGTGTTTGCTGGGTTGAACACAGCGTTCAACGAAGTGACGTGGTTCTATCCTTCAGAGAACTCGGAACAGAACGACCGCTACGTGACCTATAATTACGTGGAACAAGCTTGGACCTATGGTGAGTTAAGCCGCAGCGCATGGATTGATCGCGGCGTTCGTCAATATCCTATCGCTGCGAAGTCCTCCGGCACCGGGTCCAACAAGCTCTACAACCACGAGCTCGGTCGCAGCGACGGTGACTACATGCCGCCCGGTCCAATCAACGCGTATATCGAGAGCTCGCCTGTAGACATCAGCGAAGGCGATCAGTTCATGCTGATCAACCGCATCATCCCTGATGTCGCGATCCAAGCCGAGAGCAGCGTCCCGACCCCGACAATCACGATGACGTTGAAGACGCAGCGCTTCCCCGGCTCGAACTACAACGAGACAACCAACTCCAGCGTTGTGCGCTCTGCGCAGGTTCCTATTGAGCAGTATACGGAGCAGGCCTTTGTTCGCTTGCGCGGGCGTCAAGTTTCGTTCCGTATTGAGAGCAACCAGACCGATGTAGGCTGGAGGCTTGGCAGTCCGCGCATTGATCTTCGGACGGATGGACGTCGCTAATGGCTGACTTCCGCCTCAATCTCCCCGTCTTCACAGCGCCGCCGCAGCAATACAGTCAAATGTATTTCGCTGACCTGATCAGGGCGCTGGCTCGGATGGGCGATGTTCTGAGGTCACCGGGCGAAGGTCGGCAGACAACTATAGTTCTCACCAATCTAGCGCACAATGATGTCGGGCTAGAACCCGGCACGTTGTTTGAAATTGACGGGGTGCTTTACGTCAGCGTTCTGTACAAGTCTTTTGTGGCGGGAACTTCTGCCACAGGGGCTGTCGGCACGGTTGCCGTAACCACCTGAAAAAGATACATTGCAGAGGCCGCGACAGGACTACGGCCCCTGCTCAACTTGATGTCTATTGAGGGCTCCTATGCGGGACGTTATGGCTTATCAGGACGGTGGCATGGTCGGTGGTCAACAGCCCACGGACCAAGGTCTACCCAACATCAATCCAGAAGAAGCTTCGGTATTCGCACGTCTCCTGTCTGAGGTATCCCCGCAGGAGATTGAGCAACTTAAAGAACTTCAGGACGAGCTCGCCGAATCGACCCCCGACGAGCTGAGCACCATGCTGCAGGTGATCGACTTCTTGTTGACCCGCAGCAAGGCCTACCCGGAAGCCGTCAACTATCTTATTCAGCAGGGCCTCGTTGAGCCCGGCGATCTTCCTGTCCGTTATGTTCCGACCTTCTTTAGCATTCTACGGTCCATGGTCCTTAACGCCATTCAGGCTGCGGAGCAGCGTGGTCCGGCTCCGGAGATGGAAGAAGAGGTGCCTGCCTTTGCAAGGGGCGGCATCGTAAGCTTGAAGAGCAAGGCCGAGCAGGTCCGCAAGGCAGGTCGCGATGGCGACACAATGCTGGCGCACATCACACCCCGTGAAGCGCAAGCCTTGAAGGCCATGGGCGGTGCGGGAACAATCAACCCGAAGACCGGGTTGCCCGAGTTCAAGAGCTTCTTCTCCAAGGTCGGCAGCTTCCTGAAGAAGGCCGCTCCGGTCATTCTTCCTATTGCTCTTAACTTCGTAGCCCCCGGTCTCGGAACGATTGCCTCTGGCGCTATCGGTGCGGGCGTCGGCTCTTTGATTGCAGGCGCCAGCCCCAAGCAGGCCTTGATCAACGGTCTCATCGGCGGCGCTACGGGTGCTCTCTATTCCGGCTTCTCTGGGAACACGGGCTCCTTCCTTGGAAACATTGCTTCTGGCGGGTTGCCCATGGGCCTCGGCGGCGGGCAAGGCTCCTTCCTCAACCCCAGCATCGCTGGCTTGTTTGGCGGTGGCGGTACGGGCAGCGTTGTCCCCGGCGTCACGTCGGGCCCCGGAAGCCCGCAACAACCTCTTGCTCCCAGCACCGGGTCTCCGGCAGGAGACACAGGCGGCATTGCTGGCGGGGCGATGAAGCCTGCCGCAACCGCCGGGCTAACCCCCACAGTTTCAGGGGCGGCTGCTTCCGGAACCGGTACAGGTTCTTCCGGGACAAGTTTCCTCTCAGGCTTGATGCCGAAGAATCCCATGACGGCTCTCGCACTGGGCGGCATCGGTGGTCTTGCTCTTGGGTCCTTGGCTGGTAGTCAGGAACAAGAGCAGCCCAAGACCGCGTTCCAGCAGATGGCTGAGATGGAGACCGGTGAAAAGCTTCTTGAAAAGTACCCCCAAAAATACGGCTTTAATGCTGCGTCATTCACCCCCATCCAGCGCCCACGGACCTATAACGAAATCGTTGTTCCGAGCGTTGGCCCGGTTTACGCAAAAGACGGTGGACACATCTCCGGACCCGGCACAGGG